GGGGTAGCAATTCGCACAGGGTTAGGTTTTAACCTATGGGTGAAATCGGACGAAACTACACAATCGGAAGGAGAGGAAAACCTTTACTTCCACAATATCCTCAAAATCAAAGAGAGGGTTGAAAGACTAATTACCGTCAAAATGGATGGAGGGTTGAGCGTCTCGGATATTTGCAAGCAACTGAAAATCGACGAGGATCAATTTAATGTCTACATGAAGCAGTATTCCATCCTCGACAGATTGGAAAAGGCTATACAGAAGCTATGATTACGGATAAAGACCGTTCGGGATGGTTTGGGGCGAGCGATGTTTCTTTTATCATGGGAAACCGTGAAACTAAGACGTTCAAAAATTGGTGGCTTGAAAAGTTAGGGTTGCGCCAAAGTAGCTTAAACACAAAGTCAATGAGAGTCGGAACGATTTACGAGCATAAAATCCTTGACACCATCCCGAATGTAAAAAAAGACAGGCAGATTCTAATTCCAGAGTTGCGGTTAAGGGTGAATTTAGACGGAGAAACGGACATCATACACGAGGTGAAAACCCACTCAATAGACAAACCTTACAAGGTTCCAAAGGCACACAAACAGCAAGTGATGGTACAAATGTTCGCCGCTAAAAAAGAGGGTGAAATCGTATCCTACGGGCTTACGGAGGATGATTATAGGAACTATTTTAACCCGATAGACGTTGACAGAATCCAACACAACCAAATTGTCTATGACGAGGCGTTTATTGGTGAGTTTTTGGAGAATTTGAAGTACCTGAAAAGGTGCTTGGAAAGAGGGGAGATGCCGAATTGAAACGAGGACGGAGCATATTACAACCTGATACGACGAGAAGCACAAGAAAATGCTACCTGACAGGGCGAACGGATAACCTCCAACTCCACCATTGTTTTCCGGGCAAGAACCGCAAAATCTCTGACGAATACGGTTTTTGGGTGTACCTGACGGCAGACCTGCACAACGGGAACGACCCGGCAGCGGTGCATAACAACCCAAATCAAGGTTGGGATTTGAAGCTAAAGCAAGACTGCCAACGGAAGTACGAAGAAACGCATTCACGATCTGATTTTATGAAGTTGGTTGGTAGAAATTATTTGGAGGACTAAATGAAAAGCAGTTTTACGGGACAGACAATGATATTTGCCAATGAATACAACGGACGAACACTTTACAAGGCAAGCATCGGAAAGAAAGACAAGGGCGGCGAGTGGGAGAACGCATCAATACTGGTCAACTTTCCAAAAGGAACAGAACTTGCCAACAGAACAACGGTTGACATGAAAAACGCCTGGCTGTCGTTCTACTACGGAAAGGACAGGGACGGCAATGTAAGCAAGATCCCGCAGTGGTACATTGTCTGCACGGAATTTGAGGTTTTGGATGCACCGGAAGCGGTCGAGGGATTTACCGCAATGACCGATGATGAAATCCCGTTCTAAAGGTTAATTTCTATTAAGGAGGGAAAAAGTAAATGAAGATAGATCCTAATGTTTTATATGACAAAGTTGAGAGATACGGAACGTCTGGGCTTCTGCCGGAAACAGTTGATGCTGTCTTAGATATCATTGAAAAGCAAATACCTAAAACTCCGAATGCTGATGACAACGGTGGTTATCCCGAATATTTTGAGAGATGGATTGAGTGTTCAATGTGCGGTGAGCCAATACCAGAATATGTTGAGGACGATGAAACTGAATGCTACTGTCTCCGTTGTGGACAAAAACTAATGTGGGTTAAGGAATAAACGTTTTTAGAGAATTAGTGATTAGTAAGGCACAAAAAGTCACAAAACTGTGATTTATTCGCACAACTTTATCATTTTTAGGGGAAATTATATCATTTAGGAGGAAATGATGAATATTAAAATAACAGACCACTTGTACTTGCGGTCAGACCAATATTGCTGTTGGATTGTGCGAACAAGCACCGTAAAAACTGGAAAGAGTGTAGGCAAGGAGGTTGAACAAATCATCGGCTACTACAGAACCCCCTGTAGATGCCCTTATCGAACTTTTAAGCCATCGTATACGCACAAGCGAAGCAACAGACCTAAAAGAGATTATCTCGCTTGTATGCCAGCATAATGACCTCATACGGGCATTGGTGACAGATATCAGACCGAAGGAGATTATGAAATGAACATCAAACACGCCGACATGAGGTTGACTGTGCAGGGCGACATAGAATTGCTGCTGACCGTCAGCGGTGAGCCCGCCTTATTAGGTGAACTCATCCGAAAGGCAAACGAGAAGCCGTACACGGTGGAGATTGCGCCGCTAAAAAAGAAACGTTCGCTTGATGCCAATGGCTATCTGTGGGTGCTTCTGCAGAAAATCGCAGAGGCACTCCACAGCACAAAAGATGAAGTATATCTTGAAATGCTTTCCCGCTATGGGCAATTTACGCACATTGTTGTCAAACCCAATGCGGTCGAGAAGTTCAAAAGCGAGTGGCGAACCGTCCGGGACCTTGGCGAAGTCACAATCAACGGAAAGACCGGAATACAACTTCAATGCTTCTTTGGGTCTTCAACATACGATAGCAAGGAGTTTTCCGTCCTGTTAGACGGCGTAATAAGCGAAGCCAAAGAATTAGGCATTGAAACCTTGAGTGAAACCGAAGCTGACAGGATGATAAAGGAGTGGGGGAAATAAATGAAAATAAACTCAAAAGATAAGGGGGCGAGGGGTGAAAGAGAACTTGCCAATAAACTAAAGGAATACGGATACGATTGCCGAAGAGGTCAGCAATACTGTGGGGCGAACGGCGATGCCGATGTGGTTGGACTTGACGGCGTGCATATCGAAGTCAAAAGGACGGAACGGTTGTCCTTATACGATGCACTCTCCCAAGCCAAACACGATGCAAGGGAGGGTGAAATGCCTGTGGTGATGCACCGAAAGAACAACTGCGAATGGGTAGTGATTCAGCCGTTAGAGGATTGGATTGAACTGTATAAGGAGGGAATGAAATGACAAATGGGTTTCTCGAAGAACACGACAAATCTAAAGTGACGGTTTACATTTCACACGAGTATGGGGGAAAGTGGAGGAACAAACGCAAGATAGAAAAACTCATAAAATTGCTTGTCCAAATGAACCCTGATAAAATCTTCGTTTCACCCGTACATTGCTTTGGGTTCCTCTACAAGAAGGTGTCCTACGACCGTGGCATGGAGATGTGCCTTGAACTCTTGGACAGATGCAATCAAATGTGGGTATTCGGCAAGCATTCAAAGGGCGTGAAACTGGAAATCGAACATTGCGAAGAAACGGGCATGAAATACTACACCTATGGAGATTGACACAACAACCCCAAAGGTATAAACTTATATCAGAATTGGGGCAAAGCAATACCCAGTAAAAAAATGGCACAGGTGGGCGGGTGTGCAAGGGTATTATGGAGGTAGTATGAGTATGGAGTCTATCTACGGACGAAAAATGGGTAATAAAGGTGACGAAATAGAAAAGTCGTGACTGAAAGTGACGAAAACAACTGAATAGTCGTTGCATTTATCGTTGCAAAACACGCAACAAAACCGTTGCAAAGTTGTATGGAGATGACTATCGCTATTGGTATAAATGTTACAAGGCAAAATAAGAATACCCCTGTAAGGCCGTTATGCGGTCATACAGGGGTTTTTATTCGTTTGTGGACATACTCATAGGGATTGGATATACCACAGCAGAAAGCCGAATAACGCCATGATAAAACCTGTTGCGGTGGCGATTGCTGTTTTTCGGACGCTCGACATGAACCGCTCTATGGTTTCGACTAATTTGTTGACTCGTTCAATGAGATTGTCCAATCTCTCCGAGGTTGACGTGTCTCTGATTTCCAAATACCGTATCCTGTCCTCGTGGTCGTCTATGGCTTCTACGATCTCAATGTGTCTTTCGCATTCATTCATCTTTGCCACCCGTAAAATCAGAGAGCCCGTTTGCCCCAAGACTTACGGAAATGGCAGTCAGGGCATAAAGAACGATGTCCCAATAAGTGAATGAACCGTCATGCAGTACCACGGCAAGCATCAATAAAAATGCCACGATTGCCGAATAGTACTTGGTGTGGATTTTAACGATGTACGGCAGTTCTTTGGTGAACTCCACAACCATGAACACTATCGTGACAAAGGTTACGTAGGTTCCGAGAATTGCCCAAGTGATGAAGTCGTTCATTGTTTTACCTATTATCCTTTACTCTAAGCGTACTATAACCGTACCGATCGGAGAATGAATCAAAGTGCATTCCCCAGTCATATAACTCAATCCCACCTACGCAACCCGTAGCAAGCGTAATTGCTCGCCACGCTTTGATTGCCTCCTCAAATAGACGTTTAGGAACGCTGTCAGTATCGGTTGCGCCGCCGATCAGATGGTTCGAGTTTGTCGCACCGCCAAACTTTCGGTTGAACAGTTGAGACCTCCACCAGCTTGTCACGTGGATGCCATACGGAAAGTCTTTTGGAAATGTCTGTGTAAGAAACTCTCTCAACAGATCCATGTTATGTCCTTGTACAAGAAGTTCAGGAGTCCATACAAGTTTTACTGTTTCATCATTATCGTTGTTAGCTATTTCCTCAACCGAAAAGTACTTAAATGGTCTTCCACTACATACAACCACATCATCACCTCCAAACCTGTCCACAGGTTGGACAGTACCTAACTTCGGATTCTTTATTCTCTTTAACACATACCACGCTTGCGACAGGTCTGCCATCGGAACCTTCCTTTTCTGCGGCGATGTGACAATCTTTTGTGCGATCGTAAAATCCCGTGGAGCCGCCGCTGTCCTGTATGAGCATTAGAGCCACACTGTAATTGCTTGCCATGAAATCAACAATGGCTTTCTCCGTCGCTCCGTACAGGGATTGCACATGGAAATACCGTCCGTCTGTTAGTAAACCGTTGGCATTTCTCGCTCTTTTATCCCAAGTAGAAACGCTATACTTTCTGCCGTCCTTGATTGCCACCTTATAACCACCGCAGATGTTTTTACTGTCGATCGTCAGTCTTTCAGCGACACCGCCGTAACCTACATCTTTGCCCTTTGCCTTTAAGTAGGTTAGTGTTCTACCTCTGATTGCACCGTACTTGTCTACACCACTTCCCTGCGAATTGAAGAACGCAAGGTTATAGACCCTGTCGGCATTCTCAAGTGTTGCCCATTGCTTTAGGGTCCGCAGAGGGTATTCCTTGGAGCCGTAGGGAGTGCCTGCAAACCATATATCTTTCCTGTCGTAAATATGGACGATGTAATCCGTCAGACCCCACTTCCTTTGCGTTGCGGGTCCGCATGAACCGTCCACTACAAGACCAGTTTCCGCTTGCTTCTTCCGCACGGCGTTGTATGTAGTTGTATCAAATGTGCCAGTAACGGGAACGCCCAAGTACCATTGGAGATATCTGACATCGTTGCCCGTTCTGCCCTTATATAATGCTCTCATAAACTCTCCTTTGGCGCAAATCCGTTCGGTGTTTTGGCGCCTTATTGGACATTAAGTTCAGTTATTCTTCTTATAGACTTAGTTCGCACTAAGTTACTCAAATTCATCCGTTTCGTTATCACTCGGTGGCAAGTCCACCACCGTAACACCGTAATAGATATACTCGCCTCTGTCTTCTGCCTCCGTCTGGAAAACCGCTTGAGTTGCTTGGTCGAACTCAGGGATTTCTGCGTAGATTATTGGCTTATTCATTAAGACACCTCCTAATATCGTCTAATTTCGCATGGCACTTTTGGCATACCCACATCACTTGTAGAGGTTTGTTGTAATCATTGTGATGCCCTTGTATATTTTCTGTGCTTCCGCATAATTGACAGGATTTCGCTTTAGTGACTCTACCCTTGCGAACAGCATAATATAAAGCGTTCCATGCCTTTCGCTTCTGACTATCTTCATGCGTTGGATTGCTTCTGCGTTTGTATTGAGATGCAAGCAGTTGGTCTCTGTTTTTACGCTTATACTCTGCCTTGCAATCTCTGCATTGGCTGTAATGTGTTTCGTTTCGCCTTTCATACTTGTGAAACTCCGATAAAGGGAGTTCTCTGCCACATTTAGAGCAGGTTTTTGTTTCCATGTTTATACTCCTTTATAATGCTTTCCTTACCAGCCGCCCGCCG